AAAACAAGAAGCCGAAGTAGCGGTATCTGTGATATGAAGGAGATCATCATCAGTTAGATCATCAAGAGATTTCTCTGGAAGAATCTTCTCAAAGTCTTGCTTACGTTCATTGTAAGCAGAGAAGTTGAGTTTTACAGTATCAAGTATATTGTTAATCATTATTTATCCTTTATTTATTATTAAATGAATGTGACACTAACGAGGGTCGACAATGGGGTTGTACTGTATAGAACTCAACAGACTTTTTCAACGAAAACAGACCCCAGTGCAACCTCATTGGAGGGGGGGCGGTATCCCATATATCCCACACACCCATTCTACACCTATTTTTCAAAAACTGGCAGTAGAGGATCTTAAACCCTTTTTATTACCTTCCGTTTATGAAATACGAAGATACACCTCAACTTGAAGTAATTAACCCGAAAACAGATGAATTTGAGCCTCTAGACCCTATGTTAAGCGATAAGGCATGGAGAATTATTAGCGTCTTTACGGCAGAAGAAAAAGTAATGGAAAGAACAGTTAAGATGCATAAATGGATGAGCGGTGAAGAGGGGTTGTATCATATCGAATACAACTAGACGCATGGATTAACTGTTATATATATATAACTGTATTAATACTACTGTTATATATATAACTGTTAATATATAGTAACAAGTTATGTATAGCAACAGTTTATAATATAATAGTTAAGGTAATATTACTGTATGGACTTTATCACTCGAAAATTTAAAAAAAATAAATATCAAAAAGTCACCTATCCGATCTTTACTAAACAAGAAGCAGATAATAGAGAATTAGAATACACGTCTTGGAGGGAGTGTCAGGTAGGTGGCTATGGTTTAAGCGATGATGGGTTTGTTTCTGAATGCATTTATAGAAAGCAATATAAAGCAAAAGAACAGGTAACCTTTCCGTTTGGGCGTCAATGGATAGGTCAGTCCAATTTAGAGTATCTGCCACACAAACTTACGGGTCAATATTCGCAGATAGGTACTCGATCTTGGGATGAACAAGAGTCTAAGAAAACTCGTACAAAAAATGCCGTAAAAGTGTACGCAGAGATGATGTTAAATGGAGACAACATTGATTGGGAATTGGTGGGAAAAGTCTATCGTAGCGATCAAGAACGACCCGATTTAACGGCAAAAAGATTATTTAAAAAGGAAAGTATACAGAAAATGCTAGATGAACAAATACAAAAAGCTTTAACCGAGCGGAATCTTACGCAAGGTGATGTGCTTGATATGTTGCTAGATGCTATTAAAATAGCCAAAGAAAAGGAAGATCCTTCTAACATACTTAGGGGAGCTGAACAGTTTATACGGATTATGGATATGTTGCCTAAAAAGACCATGCAAACCGATGCCGTACAGATTGATATGACTAGCACCATATTGGATAAAATTGCTAAAGAAGAAAAAAAGAGCTTAACAATGTCTCAAAAAAAGGAAATTCCCTATGAAGAAACCTCAAAAGCATAAAAAAATTGTAATTATACAATCTGAAGATCGAGAAAAGCTGATCTCATTTATGCAAGTATTAAAAGACGTAGCGGGAGATATGGGGTTACAAGTAGAAGATGGAGAAACAGAAATGGCTATGGGAATGGATTATTAATGCCTAAAAAGGAGGAAGATAAGACCGTTATACTGCAAAAGTTAAAACACGATATGATGTTGTTTGGGAAAGTGTGTATGCCCAATATGTTTGCAGTAGAATCTCCTAAGTTTCATTATACTATTGCTGAAAAATTACTGAACCCCGATATAAAACAAATGAACATTGTGGCTCCTAGAGGTCATGCAAAATCTTCTATTGTTGCGGGAGTCTTTCCTTTACATCATTTGATGTTTGGGGAAGGAAAAAAATTAATTGTGTTGGTGTCTAGAACTCAAGATCATGCAGTTAAATTGCTTGGATTGTTAAAAGATACGATGGATTTCTCAGATCAGTTTAGATCTATCTTTGGGTATTGGGGATCTCATAGTGCTAAATCGTGGTCTAAATCAGAAATAGAGTTAAAAGATGGATCGGTGGTTATTTGCAAAGGTACAGGTCAGCAGTTACGTGGTATTAAAGTAGGAAATCAACGACCTACGCTGATTATTGTGGATGATCCTGAAGATGAAAACAACACCAAAACGGCTGAAGCTATGGAAACGAATTTACGTTGGCTACTGCAAAGTGCGGTTCCTTCTGTAGATCCACGAAAAGGGCGTATTGTTATTATTGGAACCCCTCAACATCAACGGTGTCTGGTGGAAACCTTAAAAGGGATGCATGGATGGGATAATATGACTTTTAAACCCGATTTTGAAAAGAACATCGCTTTATGGGAAAATTGGTGGAGCATTAAAAAATTATTAGAAAAAAAGAAAGAATTGGAGTCCATTAATCGCTTATCGGTGTTTTACAGGGAATACGCTTGTGAAATTGTAGGAGATGAGGATCAATTGTTTAAAGCAGATGACTTTAGATTCTTTGAAGGCGACTTCTATCGTAAAAATAATAAAAATTATTTAAAACTAACCTCTTTAGATGGGGTTCCGTGCGATAAAATAGTGCCTATAAACGTATTTACAGGCGTGGATCCAGCTTCAAGTGTTAAAAGAGGGGCAGATTATTCCGTTATTTACAATCTTGCTGTAGATGATGAAGAAAATAGGTATTCGCTACCCTATTATAGAAAACACGCCAAACCTTTGGATTTAGCTGAAGCCATTGTAGATAATTTTAGGCGTTATCATTCAGAAAAGACTCGTATTGAGTCTGTAGGTTATCAAGAAATGTTAAGAGAGTACGTCCTAAAACGATCTAGGGAAGAAAACTTATTTATTCCAGGTCTTAATATAAAAGAAAACCCCCGCAACTCTAAATCCAACCGATTGGAGTCCTTGCAACCGATCTTTGCCAAGCGTCAAATGTACATTCATCAAGATCAACAAGACCTTATGGATGAACTGCTCTTATTTCCAAGAGGAAAACACGATGATATATTGGATGGATTGTATTATGCAAACAAAGGATCGTTTGCTCCCTATCATACTGTAGATGATGTACCCTTATTGACTAAGAAAAAACGAACAATGTTTAGCGATTGGCAGTTGGCTTAACAAGGGGTTAACGTATATTAAAAAAAGTAAACAAGTCGCTCTCATGCCGTTTCTAGGGGGTTAACAAAGGGGTTAACAGAACTGGCTGTTGAGGATCGGGTCGTCCTCTGAATAATATTGCCACCGAATTTAACGACAGAGTTAATGGCAACCGAAAAGCACCCCGAAGTCACCAAGTCAGAACGTTTATTAGATAACTATCATGAAGCCAGAGCTACGTGGGCAACCCAAGCAATGGAAGACGATGAGTTTCGTAATAATCAACAATGGAAACGTGAACACAAAAATGTATTAGCAGAACGTTCACAAGTTCCTATCGTGGATAACATCATATATCCAGCCGTAGAACAAGCTAAAGCCTTACTTACGGCAAACAAACCAAAATTTCAATCAGCGGGTCGAGACGATTCTGACAATAAAGTGGGAAAACTTTTTTCCGATATAATGGCGTATATATGGGATAATTCAAACGGAAATGTCGAATTAAAGCAAGTGGTAGACGATTACTACGTAAAAGGCATGGGAGTGATGCAAACCTATGTAGATGGAATGGCAGATTTCGGCAGAGGAGAGATTCGGGTTAAAAGCGTAGACCCTCTTGATTTATACCTTGATCCCAATTCAAAAGACACCTTTGGACGTGATTCAGCATGTATGATTATTGCAAAACGAATCACAGGTGAACAGATCAAAGTTGCCTATCCTATGATTGTTGATCAGATAGACAATATGCAAACGGCAAGTAGCAACAATCGGTATCCAACTACCATGAGAGATGGATCTGAAGATCAGCAAATTGGACCGACAGAAGACGATGATGGATACTACCGTCATTATGAGATTATAGATCGATATGAAAAAGTAAAATTAAACTACTTTCACTTGCTTGACACACTTACGGGTGAAGAAAATATTATGAATGAAGAAGGGTTTGATGCGTATCAGCAAGAACCCGCTATTATTATGGAAACAGCACAAGGTATTCAGCCTGTAACCGAAGACAAAGCTATACGAGAATTGTTGCAAGTAGCTGAAGCGACAGGTGGAGTTTACCACATGATTCAAGATCCTCAAACGGGTCAACCTACAATGATGCCGGGAGAAGAAGGGGATAACGCCATTCCAAATACCACAACACGAATCAATGTGGTGACTAAACTAGAAATGGTCGAACAGGAAGTAGTGGTAATGAATCGAGTTATTGTAGATCGCATTATGAGAATAATGTCGGTAGGGGGTGTCTTAATCGATCAAAGCATTATGGACATTGAAAATTATCCCATTGTACCTTTAATGAATCGTCACAACAGAAACCCTTATCCCATGAGCGATGTTCGATTTGTTAAACCGATTCAAGAATACATCAATAAGCTAACCTCTTTAATTATTGCTCACGCTTCAAGTTCTACCAACACAAAATTATTAATTCCAAGAGGATCAATGGATCGCAAACAATTGGAATCTGAATGGAGCAGAGCGGGAACAGGGGTCATTGAATACGATCCAGAATTAGGTCAACCGATTGTAGCGGGTCCGATTCCTTTACCCAATGAATTGTATAAAAATAAAGAAGATGCTAAAGGCAGTATCTATCAAATATTAGGGATTCATCCTTTATCACAAGGAGATCCTAGTGCTGCACCTTCCACATACAAAGGTACGGTTGCAGTTGATGAATATGCCCAACGTCGTATTAAATCTAAGCTAGACGATATTGACGAAATGTTGAATCAAGTCGCTCGATCTGTGGTTCAACTCATTCAGCAAACCTACACAGATGAAAAGGTGATTCGCCTTATGAAACCAGATGGTAGGACAAGTGAAGCTATGTTAAATCGCCCAGTATACGATGATTTTACTGGAGAGATCGTAGGACGGATTAACGATGTTACTATTGGTAAATACGATCTTATTGTCGTAAGTGGTTCCACGCTACCATCAAATCGTTGGGCAAGATTTGAATACTATATGCAACTCTATTCAGCTGGAATTATCGATCAAGTTGAAATCTTAGAACAAACGGAAGTTGCGGACACAGAAGGCGTCTTAGAAAGAACCGCTATTATATCTCAGCAACAGCAAACGATACAACAATTGCAAGAAGAACTCAAACGTGTACAAGGTGATTTACAAACCTCGGAAAGAGAAAGTGTTCACGATAAAAAACGTGTTGAGATTGAAAAATTTAAACGTCAGTTGGGAAGAGCCAACGATAAAACGGCAAAAGCCGTTGAATTGTTTGAGGCTCGATTAGGCGATCAACTGAAAATGGAACGGGAAACGGAAGCAGAACCTCAAACACCAGTTGCTGTCACTTAGACAAATTGGAAGGAGATAATATGGAAGAACAAGTTCAAGACATTATTGCTGAGGATACCTCAAATAACGTCTCAGTAGATCAAACTGACGGACTAGAGCCATTTGATACCAGTTTAGATACAAAAACAGGTATGTATATGGACGAACCTAAGGAAGTGGAAACACCTCCTGTAACCCCTGTTGAGAAACCTCAAGAGGAGCGTTACGAATATTGGCAAAGTAAATACGATCAGAAGGCGAGTGAGTTCAACTCAATGGAACAACGTATCAAGGAATTAGAAAATGTCGAGCCTATCGCAAGGCACATTAAAGACAATCCTTGGGTTTTAGACAATGTTGCAAAATCACTCTCTGGTGATACCCCTGTGGTTGCCGGTCAACCCGAATCGCAAGGATTACCAAAGAAACCCCAACGTCCAAATAAGCCAAGCAATTATGATCCATCTGAAGCGTACATGGATCCGGAATCGGTTAGTTTCAAGTATCGTGATTCTCTAGACACATATCGAGAGGATTTGGTGAACTACCAAGAGCAGAAGTTGAACTATCAAGAACAACAAAATGCAAGACAATACGAGATACAACAAAAGCAACAACAAGAAGCCATGCAAAAACAAGAACAACAAGCAATGGTTCGCAATTTAACAGAGCAGTATGGGTATACACCCGAAAAAGCTACGGAGTTTATGAAGTATTATTCTTCTCCCGATAGCCTCTCTCTAGACAATTTAGTTGCTTTAGACCGAATACGGAATGCTCCAAGTACCGCAGAAGTGGAGACAAGGCAAAAAGCTGAAATGATGAAGAATCGTCAACAACGGGTTGCCGTTCCCCCACCAGCAAGTGTTGGAGGTGGAGAAAATCAACCGCAGTACACAGATGAAGATTTGTTCAATTTGGCTTTAATGCAAAATAAAAGAACGGTTTAATCAAACGACCCTGAGGGGGGTCTAGGAGGGTAACAACAATGGCTAGTAACGCCAAAAATCTCACATCAAGTGGGGTATTATATACAGACAGACGAGATTTTTACATTCGTCCTAATGTAGTAAAAGAGCTTTGGACTGATGTAACACCATTTACAACAGTGATTGCTAATAAAAACACCGTAACAGGTATGGCTGATCCACAGTTTAAGATGTTTGAACATCGTAATCCTTGGGCAAGGCAGTATTTTCAAACTTCTTCTACTGCGGCTTGTGCGGCTGATAACGCGGCAGATACATGGGCTGTAACTTCTGGTTCGCCAGTTGGAATGGAAGGCGAAGGCGGTGATTACGCTTACAACAGTTGGATTGGTCTTGAGTGTGAAGTTTGGACAGCGTTAACACCGGGAGCTACTAAAAAAGGTGTGGTCTTAATTACTGCAGTTGCGGGTAGTGGATCAAGTGCTAATTTGAGTGTTAAAAATATGGGTGACGCTACAATTACTCCGGCAGATGGTGATTATTTGATTGTCGTAGGTAGTGCATACGGTGAAGGTACAGTAGCTGGAACCGCTTGGGCAGACGAACTTGCAGTCGTTTACAACCAATGTCAGATCTTCAAAACACCTTTACAAATAACAGGTACTTTATTGGCATCTGCTTTAAGAGGTGAATCATCTGAGTTGGCAAGATTGCGTGATCAGAAGTCTCAAGAACACAAGATTCAAAAAGAAAGAGCGTTCTTATTTGGTCGTTCTCCTATCAACACTAGCGGTGGATTTGATGACAATTCTCTATCTGATGCTAATAGCAACGTGGTTCGTTCAACAATGGGAATTATTCCAGCAATTGAAAAGCACGGAGCAAGTAGTGGAGACGATCAGAGTCGTTTTTCAATAACCGAAGCAAGTTATTCTTACAATGACTTTGTAGACGATATGGAAAAAGTATTCCAATACGTTCCTGAAGCGGGTATGAAACGTGCTTTCTGTGGACAAGGAGCGTTAAGCTACTGGTCTAAGATGGCGGGTTCTTCTGGATTTGCGGGTAACTCTGGATGGACAGTTTCCCTAGGAGATATGAAAAGAGATGCCTTAGGATTTAACTACAGAATTCTTGAAACACCTCACGGTGCTTTGCAGTTAATTCCAACTCCAGTTTTACGTCAGACTTACAACAAAACAATGTTGGTTGTATCTGATGAAAATCTGTTCCATGCTCAATACAGGGCTCCAAAGTTCCAAGCAAACATCTTAACAGATGATGCATACGATGGTGTCAAAGATCAGTATATGTCTGATGAGGGTATCGGAGTTACTTTGGTAGAAAGTCACAAGTTATTCCAAATATCATAAGGGAGGTTCATTATGGCTAGACCTTATATGGGAGGAACAAGCGTTTCGATTAAAGAAATAACTGCGGCTACTACCTTAGGAAATGTAGATCATGGGAAAACAATTCTCATGAATGCGGGTGCAGACAATGTGGTTATTACTTTACCGGCTTTAGCTAAAGGTTTGGAGTTTACATTTGTCCAAACAAAAGCATCGGCTGGATCAACGTGTAGAATAACACCCGTTGGTGGAAAAATCATCGGATATGTGAGTCAGCAAGAAGGAGGCAATGCGGATGCAACTACGGCAGATGGATTGACTTCTGTTCTAGATGGTGCAGATAATAAATACGTTCAATTAACTAAAGCAACTGGACATCAAGGCAATTTTATTAAAATAGTCTGTGATGGTTCTGATTGGTTTGTTGTTGGCGGTATAGGCACATTTGCTCACGAATCGTAAACTAAATAACGATGGGGGAGTTTCGGCTCCCCCAAAGTTGGGATTATGACACAAACACAACTAATAGAACTGGTTCAACAACATCACCCTGAAATGGGAGAAACCCAAATACGATTGTATTTAAACAGAGCTTTACTTGAATTCTGTCGTAAAACGAGGATTTTAAATGGACTGTATACTTTTTCTACAACTGCTAATCAACGATACTACAATCTTGATAGCAATATATTGGAAATAACTCAAGTGGATTATGAAAACTATCCTATTCCAAGAATTAGTGGTGTGGTGGATAAAACCGATACGGATAATTAACAATGAGTGACGTAAAGACAAATGCATTAAAACACGGATGGTGGACAGAACGAGATGCTATTGCCATTGTAAAACGTTCTGAAGAAGACGACAACACAACCTATTTATCCGTAGAAGAAGTAAAAACGGTTAACATTCATGCCGTAAAAAAAGATGAAAGTTTTGTAGCCACTACAGGGGGAGACGGTTCTGGTGGAATTAGAATGGATGAATCTTCTGCAATACCTGAAGAATTTCATGAGGCTTTAGCGAATTACGCCATTGCAAAAGGGTATGAATTAAAACCCAGGTTAATAAGACAAGCTTCTTACTTTAAAGATTTATTTAATCAAGACGTTAGAGAAGGTAAACGATACGCAAATAAAGGTCGTGATGGTACGGCTTATTACATTCAAGGAAATGACTTTTAATGGAAGAACAATTCTTAGAAACAAGATATTGGACAGACTTAACCGATGTGTTGTGGGGAGATCAAGGGTTAGAGTGGGATGATACAACTGCTTATTCTGAAACCACTCTTTCAACACCTTCTTATACAGAATTAAGCAATGCGGATACAACTTTTACAGAATTATGAGTTTTAAAACAGAAATAGAAGATTTAATTGGATCCGTTGGAGATGACACGCTTATCTCTAATGCAATTCAAGACATAGGATCGGAGATTGTTAATGTTTTGCCTTATGAAAAATTAATGAAAATATGCAAAACAACCTCTATATCTGGTTCGGGTACAAATACATCTACTTTTAAAGTATTGGCAGTAGATAAATCAGATTACTTTGCAAAAGAAATACCAAGTATGGATAAAGCTAGATATAAAA